ACCAACGGCAGCAACCAGATGTACGACACGCCGTCACATAACTTTAATGTAATGGATGGTGGTTGGGATAGTGCCGCCACATGGACACAACCTCTAGCAGCGGGATTAACGCAGGGAAACTTAACATATACGTCACCATCGGGTGATCCTTCTGGCCCTTCTTTTATGGGTGCTTCTACAGGAAAATGGTATGTTGAAATTGGAATAGACACGATGGTGGTTGGCGGTAATACAATGGCATTTGGATTTATTGATCTTAACAATCTAATTGCGGGTCAAAATACTCCTTATGGCGAAAATGGATTTGGATACAGAAATTATGATAGTGCTGGCGGTACTTCATCAGGGTCAGCAGGGCAAAAAGTTGAAAGGGGTGTCTTTACAACTTTTGGAACGGGTTATGAATCTGGAGATGTGTTTCAAATCGCAATGGATTTAGATGCGGGATATATGTGGTTTGCAAAAAATGATACTTGGATGGGTAGCGGTGATCCTAGTGCTGGCACAAACCCTGCCATAACGGGAATATTCGGAGGTCCAAATATATCGAAATGGGCTATAGCGTTGATTTTTAATGCTAGTCATTCCTGTACTTTTAATTTCGGTCAGTGGCGTTATTTCGATGGGGCGACAACGACACTAGATGCTACTGCCGGTGGGTATTTCAGATATACACCACCAACAGATTTTATAGCTTTCCAACAGGATAACCTACCAGCCAACACCGCTGGCATCACCGGCTTCTCTTGGATCAAGAACCGGGATGCTACTGATCCTCATATCCTTCAGAATAGTGTGGAGGGAATTTATAACTATATGAGTTCTAACGATCACCTCCAACAAATAACTAATACCAACTCCGTCCAACGCTTCCTTCAGCAAGGTGTACAGATAGGAAACATGGATGCAGTTAATACGTCTGCCGAAAGTTTCGTTCTATGGCAATGGGCGAATGATGGTGGTGCAGGATCAGTTAATGGTGACGGTGATACGGATATAACTCTAGCTGTCAATTCGACAGCAGGATTTTCTTATGGGTTAGCAACAAGTCCCTCAAGTGGCGGATTTACCGTAGGTCATGGCCTTGGTGTCCAGCCATCATTTGTGATTCAGAAAAATACAAACGCCGACAATGGGTGGAATTGTTGGCATAAAGATTTAACAAATGAAACAAGCTATTGGGTTGATTTATATGATGATGGTGCAGAAGATAGTTCCACTGTTATTTGGAATAATACAGCCCCGACAACATCAGTAATGAGTGCAAATGCTGATTGGTATTCAGCCAGTAGAATTGGTTTGTGGATGTTTTTTGCACAAGTGGAGGGGTATAGTTCTTTCGGAAGCTATACCGGAAACGGCAGCGGTTCATATGCAGTAGATTACGATGGTCCATTTATATATACGGGGTTCAAACCTGCATTTGTTCTGATTAAAAGAATAGATTCAACAGGTAATTGGGTTATATTTGATGATAAGCGAAGCCCTATTAATCCACGAGCTTTGCAACTTCATCCTAATCTAACAAACGTAGATGGGGCGGGAAATGATCAGGATTTTTTAGCTAATGGGTGGAAGGTTAGAAGTAACGGCAGCGATGTGAATGCTAGTGGTGGCGATTATATATACGCTGCCTTCGCAGAGAATCCATTCGGAGGGTCAGGAGTTGCACAGGCAAAAGCGGTGTAGAGATGGAGCTTACAACTTCTAACCTCATATCTATCGCAGCGATGGTGGCGGCTATAATAGGATCGGCGGCTGTAGCTAAGTACAAGATCAATGGGTTGCTGGAGAGGGTGGAGTCTTTAATAAAAAGCAAGACCGAGATGGATGGTCGTCTGGATTTAATAGAGCAGTCCAATGGATTGTTTAAGCACAGGCTGGATATAGTGAGCAGCATCCTCAGTCCTGAGAAGCTGGAGAAGGATACCAGAGAACTAGCTACCATCAGAAGCGAGATGGATCATCTGAAGAAGGTAGTTGCAAAGGCAAACAAGACGTAGAGAAAGGCACGGTGAGTTATGTGGGCATTAGTTAAGGCAGATCAGGTCATACGAATAATTAACGGACCCAAGGCCGTGACCATTGAGGATGTGAATCATCCGGCGACGATCTTTCGGTCCTGGACGGCGGAAGAATTAAAGGCAATTGGGATTTACCCCTACTCTGAGCAATCCACCGACACTGCGTTTTATAAATACAGCAATTCCAGCTACGAGATTGGAGCGGATGCCGTGAAGCAGGTCTGGGGCAACGAAACGGCCAAGGACATGGATGATGTTACTATCGATGATGTCACCACACTTGGACTGAAAAGTATCTGGGTTAATTCCACCAAGTCCTCTTCTCATTCCAGGCTTTCTTCTACCGATTGGTATGTCACTCGTTTGTCAGAGGAAACCACCGCTGTTCCTTCGGACGTTTCGACGTATCGCGATGCGGTACGGGCGGCTTGTAACACAATTGAGACTGCTATTAATGCTTGTGCCGACGTGGATGCGCTCAAAGCCATGTTTGTAACCCCCGTGGATGGTGATGGTAAAGCTACGGGAAATGCTCCCATGTACGATTGGCCGGATGAACTCTAAATGAGCGAATCGACGGATTTAGAAATGCACGTGACCCTGTGTGAGGAGCGGTATCGTCACATATCCTCTCGTTTGAAGAGGTTGGAACACGTGATGATGAGCGGTACGGCTCTTCTGCTGGGAGCGATGGGAACGATAATCGCTTTACTGATGACTAGAATCTAATGCCCCTTACCAAAGTCACTTTCCGTCCTGGCATCAATAGAGAGTCTACCTCCTATGCAGCGGAAAACGGCTGGTTCGATTCCAATCTAATCCGCTTTCGTAAAGGACGCCCTGAAAAGATGGGCGGCTGGGTCAAGCTCAGTTCCAACACCATCATTGGTACGGGACGATCCATGCACGTGTGGGCTGCGTTGGATGGTTCCAAGTACATGGGTCTTGGAACGGAATCCAAGTTCTACATCGAAGAGGGCGGTATATATAACGATGTGACGCCTCTTCGGACCTCCGTCACTCTGGGAACCAACCCCATTACGACAGGAAGCGTAGCCAGCGGCGTGGTTACCATTACAGCTGCCGGTCACGGTGCGCGAACCGGGGATTATGTAACGTTTTCAGGGGCCACCACGACAGACGGCATAACGGCTGCTCAATTAAACAAAGAGTTCCAGCTGACCCTGGTAAACGAAAACAGCTACACCGTCAGTACAGCCGGGAGCGCCTCTTCCGGCAGCGTGGCCGGTGGTGGCTCTGCCGTGGTTGCGGCCTACCAGATTAGGATTGGTTTAATCCTAGCGGTAGCCGGTACAGGCTGGGGCGCGGGACTGTGGGGCGGCGTTGTCGAACCCTTTTCGGAAACCACCCTTAATGGTCTGATCAGCGATTCAGCGACCTCCATCATTTTAACTTCCGCCACGGACTTTGAAACGGCAGCTACGACCATTAGTTCCAATCTGACGGATGTAAGCACATCCATTCCTCTAGCCAGTTCCTCCTCTTTCCCGGACAAGGGAACCGTATTGATCAACAGTGAGAAAATTCGATACGGAAACAATGTTTCAAACACGTTGAGCGACTTAGTGCGTGGTACTGACGGCACGACAGCTGCTGCTCATACGAGTAGTGATGCTGCTACTTTTGTCGGCTTGATCCAGATCGAAAACGAACTGATTCAATACACCGGCAAAAGCACAAACACGTTGGATGCTGGGGTGGTGCGAGGAGTACGGGGAACAAGTGCCGCCGGTCATGCGGACGGCACGGCGGTCAAGGAAGCAAACGATTTCATAGGATGGGGCCAGGGAACAACTCCCCCATTGAGCGTCAGGCTATGGACGCAGGACAACTGGGGAGAAGACTTAGCTTTTAATGCTTATGACGGTACGCCCTATTATTGGGACAAAACGTTAGGACTGAATGCCAGGGCCACGTCCTTCGCTTCTCAAACGGGAGCTTCGGATGCACCTACCGTCACACGCCGTCTTATGATGTCGGGAGCCGACAGGCATATGGTCGCGTTTGCATGTAACGAATTAGGAGAAACAACGCAGGATTTGCTCTTGGTGCGGTGGTCCGACCAGGAAGCTCCTTTTGATTGGACCCCAACTTCGACCAACACATCCGGAAGCACTCGCATTTCCAGTGGGTCAGAGATCCTATCGGCTCAAAAAACCAGACAGGAAATCTTAATCTGGACGGACGCATCCCTCCATTCCATGCGGTTTACCGGTCCTCCGTTTACTTTCCAGTTCAGTCTGTTGTCCAACAACATTTCCATCATTGGACCCAACGCCGTTGTAACGATTGCCGACAAGATATTCTGGATGGATACGGAGAATTTCTTCGTTTATTCAGGGCGGGTACAGGTGGTCCCCTGCACGGTGGTGCGTTACGTATTTGACGATATCAACCTGGACCAGAGCTTTAAGTTTTTTGCAGCCTCCAATCGGTTGTTTGACGAGGTGTTTTTCTTCTACGTCTCTTCAGGCGCTACAGAGATAGACCGCTACGCTAAATTCAACTACACGGAAAATACCTGGGATATCGGCACCTTGGCCCGTACTGCCTGGGTGGACTTCAGTCTTCACAACAATCCTCGCGCTTCCGGGTCAGCGAGTGACGTTGAGTACGTGTACGTGCAGGAGAGCGGTCAGAACGCGGACGGTACGGCGATGGTGTCGTTTATCGAATCCGGCGATTTTGATCTGGCGGATGGGAACAATTTCCTGTTCGTAAGCAAGATCATTCCGGATATCGCTTTATCGGGTACAGCGGCCAGTGTGGACTACGTGTTGAAAACACGGGACTATCCCAGCGATGCTCTGGTAACCGAGGCTACTGCGACGGTCACGTCCAGTACCCAGAAATCGGATGTACGCTGTCGTGGGCGCACGGCCATTTTGCGCCTGGACAACCCAGCCCTCAATACGGCGTGGACGCTGGGCGACACGCGGCTTGAAATCCGGCAGGACGGAAGACGCTAATGGTTCAACTGCTTGATCATAGTATGCCTTTAGTTCCAGATACTTACAACGTGGAGGATTTCAACCGCATCATGCGGGATCTGGAAATGGCGTTGACCAAAATAGATTTCCCTGCGGTGGTGAGCGGAGAGGACGACACCCACGGGTTCACGTGGTTTATGATGTGATGAAAGAGTGGATTAGGAAACTTACCGAAAAACTATTGCGATGGCTTCTGCGTACAAAAATATAGGTGCTTTGATAGGCGATACGGGAGACGTGACGATCTACACGTGTCCCACGGCTACAGAGGCTATCGTCCAGAATATCCATTTGTATAATTCACATAGCGGGACTATAGTCGTTTATACGAAGGTAACGGATAGTTCCGCTTCGGTTACGATCACATTGGATAAGACCAGTATTGGCACCGATGCAGACACGTCCCTCGCTGGCCCGTTTGTTCTTGAGGACAGTGATACGCTCCTATTAAATTGCGATGTGGCCTCAAAGATTTACGTCTTTGCAAGCGTATTGGAGCTTTCATAATGTTACAGGAAGTGCAGCATCGTCCTGCGACCGGCCTTCAATCCTATATTGACGCCTCTCCTGATTACGAACTGTATCCTGTTGGCATTGCTTCCATTCAGGATCAAGCCAAGAAGCTTGCCGAATACGGGCGCAACGGAGACATATACATCGTCCATGCGACGGAAGGCGAAACCGTCATCCCCATGGAGGTGTTGAACGCCAACCCCAAAGTCAAAAGCCTCCTCTTTACCCAGATGAAAGACATGGGCCTTGATCCGTCAGCCTATGTTGTCGGCAACGAACTGAATAGCATCAACCCTGTAACCGGGGTTCCGGAATTCTTCTTCAGCAGCATATTCAAGGGCATCAAGAAGGCCGTTAAGTCGGTTCTAAAGTTCGCTAAGAAGGCTGCGCCCACTATTCTTCCTATTGCCGCCACCCTGTTTGGTATTCCTTTCTTAGGCGCACCTGGTGCTTTGCCTGGTATTTTTGGGGCGGGCAAAATAGGCGCTACGATGCTGGCCTCTGGGATAGGTTCTCTGGTAGGAGGGAGTAGCTTAAAGGATGCTTTTAAGTCTGCTGCTCTTTCCGGAGGAATTAGCGCGGGCATTGGTGGCTTGACAGGATTAATGACTGGTAAGGGATTTCTATCCGGTGTCCAGGGGACTTTACCGGGAGGAGCCGCACCACCTACCGCAGGTAAACAGTGGGACAGGTTGACGGACGTTTTCACAGGAGAAACCCCTGGAGCCTCGTTGAAAGATTTCTTGTTAGCCACGCCTCCGACTCAAGCAAAACTTCCGCCCCCTGCATATACGTCTAACTGGGATCCAAGTTACGCAGTTATGAGAGGTGAAGTCCCGCCACCGCCACCGCCACCGCCACTGGCACTGGCACCGGCACCGGCACCGGCACCAGTAACGCAAACAGCAACCGGAGGAGGAGATTTTATGGACACTGTTTCAGATTGGATGTTTAGAGGGGGACAATCTGAAGCGGCGGTTGAGGCCGCAAAAACTGCCCGATATGCAGAGGTACTTAAAGCTACTGGTGGTAATAAGGCCCTAGCTACCGAAGCTTATAAGGCTGCGGGACCAGGACCCTTGGCTAGTTATGGCCCACTGTTAGCGGGGGGAGCGGGAGCGATGGCTTTAGGAGGAGGGTTTGAGGAAGCTAAAGAAGAAGATGTTGTCGAAGGAGATCGTCCAGGATTTGTTGAAACTGAAACCGGAGTAGATCTTTTAGCTGAAGACCCGGAACGCTATGTTGTCCAGAACCTCACACCTTATTCTGATGCGTACAACCGGCTTCTCGCAGAGCGTCTAGGAGGGGCCGGTGGCGTTGCATATGCAGCACGGGGTGGAGGCGTGAACCACTTCCCACGGCGCACGGGCCATATAAGAGGTCCCGGTACGCCCACTTCCGACGACGTTCCCGCCATGCTTTCAGACGGCGAATTCGTTATGACCAAGCGAGCGGTGGACGGCGCAGGTGGTCCCAACAACATGTACAAGATGATGCGTAATTTTGAAATGAAGACGTAGCCATGCCCGAAACGACAATCTCAGAACAAGTAATACGCGAAGCCCCTGAAATAGAGGCTTTGAAACTTGGCTTGATGGAATCGGGCAAGACGCTCGCGGACATTCCTCTTACTCTTCCCACACAGCAAATCGCCGGTCTTGATCCTCTCTATGATGTAGCCAGAACCCGCGCCCAGGCCCCATCAGGAATTGGCGGTTATCAGGATTATCTGACGACGGGTTTCGGCACGTTGGGAACCGGTCTTGGTGCTTTAGATCCTGCACGTGCAGCCGCACAAGCGAGTACCGGCCTGTTTCAGCCTTCGGACCTTTCTCCTTACACCAACCCCTTCCAGCAGCAGGTAATTGAACAGACCCTGGCAGAGCTAGATCGTCAGGGGCAAATTCAGCAAAAC